TGCGAATAACCCGCCGTCGGGATCGGGATCGGGATCGGGATCGGGATCGGGATCGGGATCGGGTTCTACGGGATTGCCTGAAACGGCTAATGTTCGCCCTGTACTCCGCCCTGATATTATTGAGCGAGATGACAAAGGGAATATCACGAGCGCGACCTATTCTCCTGAACGACAGCCTACGTTTCAGCAGTTGAACCCTGCGGTATCTTCTGGTCGAACAGATGAATACTCCTCAGATTATTTAACGTTACCTGGAGCAAAGCAGGACGGAATTATGTCGATGGCAACCAGTTTGCCTCAACGAGTTTTAGGTTACCTTGGTGGGGCTCGGGCGGACGATCCAATTGTAAACATTGTTGACGGGAAGCCTATTTATCAGGACTCTCAGGGCCGCACTTACTCTTATAACGTGTTAGGATTGCCTTATAATACATTGGACGAGAATACATTGGACGAGGATCCCGAGCAGGTAGCGCGTCGTGAGGCGATGATGAGCAACACGGGCTCGGACGATGACGGGCCGAGCGTAGTTGACGAGCTATTGGACAGCGACTCTGGGACCACGGACCCTTGTCCAGAGGGGTATGTTTACGACAGTGAGCAGATGATGTGTGTGATTGATCCGTCTACGGGTCTTACACCAGACCTTCCGACGATGGAATTACCAGACCCATCGGTGCCACTTTCAGACTATACGCAGGTTGCAAACAACTTTATACCAACCCCACTACAACCTATAGCTCCAAACCCGATTCAGCAGCAGCTATCGCGGTTAAGTCGGTCGATGAGTGGTCCGAGACAACAGCAACGGGCCTCGGGATTGGCGGGAGCTAATACGGGGATCATGCAGGTACGTCCGTGAACTTACAGGCTCTTCCAGAAGAAGCACTAAAAGAGATCTTGGCTCTTACTGAAGCCAAGAAGAAGCTGGATCTTCGGGAGGAAGCCTCTGAGAAGTTTATGCCGTTTGCGCATCACGTCTATGAAAACTTCATTGAGGGGCGGCATCATCGGATTATCGCTGAAAAACTTGAACGCGTTGCACGAGGAGAACTCAAGCGGCTTATAATTAATATGCCACCTCGTCATTCGAAGTCAGAATTTGCAAGTTACTTGATGCCTGCTTGGTTCTTGGGCCGCAATCCGAAGCTCAAGATCATTCAAGCTACGCACAATACGGAGCTTGCGGTGCGTTTTGGACGTAAGGTTCGTGATTTGATTGACGATCCAGCGTACAAAGAGGTGTTTCCTGATACGAACTTGAAGGAGGACAACAAGGGTGCGGGTAAATGGCAGACTGACAAGGGTGGTGAATACTTTGCTGCGGGTGTTGGAGCGGCTGTTACGGGGCGGGGTGCGGACCTCTTTATCATTGACGACCCTCATTCGGAACAAGATGCCCTGAGTGAGAGCGCGTTTGACAACGCGTATGAGTGGTACACCTCTGGACCTCGACAGCGTTTACAACCTGGTGGGGCAATTATCCTAGTTATGACACGCTGGGGTAAGAAGGATTTGACTGGACGGTTGATACAGTCGCAATCGGGCGACGTTATGGCGGATCAATGGGAGGTTGTGGAGTTTCCAGCGATTTTGCCGAGTGACAAGCCTCTTTGGCCTGAGTTCTGGGAGAAGGCTGCGCTGCTTTCGATCAAGGCATCGCTGCCTGTGGGCAAGTGGAACGCGCAGTGGCAGCAGCAACCGACGGCATCAGAGGCTGCGATTATCAAACGTGAGTGGTGGCAAGACTGGGATAAGGAAAAGATTCCGAATCTGGACTATGTCATACAAGCATATGACACGGCGTTTTCGAAAAAGGAGACGGCGGACTATTCGGCTATTACGACGTGGGGCATTTTCAAACCTGAAGAGGGTGGGCCTGACCATGTGATATTGATGGACGCTCGACGAGGGCGTTGGAACTTCCCTGAACTCAAGGAGATAGCCTATGAAGAGCACGAATATTGGGAGCCAGACATGGTGTTGGTCGAAGCGAAAGCGACGGGTACACCACTTATTGACGAGTTGCGGCTTCGTGGTATTCCAGCCTTGGGCTTCTCACCTGGCAAAGGGAATGATAAGGTAACGAGGATGCACATGGTTGCGCCTTTGTTTGAAGCTGGAATGGTGTGGGCACCTATGCACGAAAAGTTTGCTGACGAGGTCGTTGAGGAAGTAGTTTCATTTCCTAATGGCGATCATGACGACTTTTGTGATAGTATGACTTTAGCACTGATGCGTTTTCGTCAGGGTGGATTTATTTCACTGCTTGGAGAAAACGAGGATGAGATGGAATGGAGGCCCCGTAGGAGGGAGTATTATTAATGGCAAGAGCACCAAACATGGTTGATTCGGGGCTGGATCTCGACGACACAATGGGATTACCCGATGTGGAGATCCCTGTAGACGCGCCCATGGAATTTCCTGGTGGTGCAGAAGTGATAGACGACGGACAGGGGGGCGCGATTATACAAGCCCTTGCTGACGCGCAAGACATGCCAACACAAGAAGAACTTATTCCGTTCGATGCAAACCTTGCTGAGTTTTTGGATGACGGCACCTTGGGGGAGTTGTCGAGTGAACTTAGAGGCTTGTACGAAGAAGACTTGGACTCTCGTTCAGAGTGGGAAGAAACGTATGTGCATGGTCTAGATCTTTTGGGGATCAAGACTGAGGAGCGCACGACTCCGTTTGAAGGAGCGAGTGGCATCACCCATCCAATGGTTGCGGAGAGTGTGACGCAGTTCCAAGCGCAAGCGTACAAGGAATTGTTGCCAGCGGGTGGTCCAGTTCGCACTGGAGTGCTTGGGGCCAAGACGCCTGAGAGGGAAGCGCAAGCCTCTCGTGTCAAGAACTTTATGAACTATCAGATCACGGAAATTATGGAAGAGTACGATCCAGACATGGATCAATTGCTGTATTATCTTCCGTTGAGTGGCTCTACATTTAAGAAAATATATTTTGATCCGACGCGGCAACGTGCGGTATCGAAGTTTATTCCTGCACAGGATTTGGTTGTTCCATATTCGGCATCTGATTTGATGACGGCAAACCGTGTAACACATGTGCTCCGTATGGATGAGAACGATGTGCGTAAGATGCAGGTCATGGGTATGTACCGTGATGTGGACTTACAGACATCGACAGATATGGAAGAGGACCCTGTCAAGCAAAAAGTTAACGAGCTAGAGGGTTTGTCGAAGAACTACAGCGACGATGTATTGACGGTTTTGGAGATGCATGCGGATCTAGACATCGAGGGCTTCGAGGATATGGACCCGATGACTGGAGAGCCTACGGGTGTGAAGCTGCCTTACATTGTTACGATTGACCAGACGTCGGGTGAGATACTGGCTATCCGCCGTAACTATGCGCCTGATGATATGCTCAAGCGCAAGCGTCAGTATTTCGTGCACTACAAGTTTACACCTGGCTTGGGTTTTTACGGGTTTGGTTTGATCCATATGATTGGTGGTTTAGGCCGTGCAGCGACGAGCTTATTGCGTCAGTTGATCGATGCGGGGACTCTAGCTAACCTTCCCGCTGGATTTAAGGCCCGTGGAGTGCGGGTACGCAACGACGATGAGCCGTTACAGCCAGGAGAGTTTAGGGACATTGACGCGCCTGGTGGGAGCATCAGAGACGCTATTGTGCCTTTGCCGTACAAGGAGCCGTCAGGAACCTTGGCACAATTGTTGGGTGGATTGGTTAACGACGGGCGCAGATTCGTTGCGTTAGCTGACCAGCAGATGTCGGATATGAATCAGGAAACGCCAGTGGGGACTACGGTTGCCATGTTGGAGCGTGGAATGAAGGTGATGTCTGCAATCCACAAAAGACTGCACTACGCGCAGAAGGCTGAGTTTAGGCTTTTGGCACGTATCTTTGCGGAAAACCTACCACCAGTTTACCCCTATGAGGTGGCGGGTGCTCCTTCTGAAGTGAAGGCGCAAGACTTTGACGCTCGGATTGACGTTCTCCCAGTCTCAGATCCGAATATTTTCTCTATGTCGCAGCGCATCACGTTGGCCCAGACACAACTACAACTGGCTCAATCGAACCCCCAGATGCACAACCTTCACGCGGCGTATCGTAGAATGTATCAAGCGTTAGAGGTGCAGAATATTGATGAGATCTTGCCTCCGCCCCCACCGCCTCCCCAGCCTATGGATCCAGCGGTAGAGAACGGGATGTTGATTAATGGTCAGGCTCCGCAGCCGTTTCCACAGCAAGATCATGATGCACATATCCAGTCGCATTTGGCGTTGCTTGAGTTGTCTGTATTGCAGAACGCACCTCCTGTTTTGGCGGCACTGTTTGGTCATGTGTTGCAGCATGTGAGCATGAAGGCTCGTGAGATGGTGGATGCAGAAATAGCGGCTCTGAACGAGGAGCAGGGCATGAACCAGCAATCACAGCAAGAACAAATGCAGCAGATTCAGTTGCTGGCGCAAACGGGTGCTTTGGACCCAGCGTCGGCGCAGCAGATGATGATGCAAGCGCAACAGAACGGTCCAGTTCAGTTGCAAACGCAATTTAGTCCCGAGCAGGTAGAAGCACGGGTAGCGCAGATAGAGGCGGAGCTTATAAAGGAGCTTACGCCGTTGATGACGTATAAGGGTCAGGACGCTTCTGAGCAGGATCCGTTGGTTGATATTCGCATGAAAGAGCTATCGATCAAGGAGATGGAGGCAAACCACAAAGCTGCCTTGGATCAGGCTAAGTTGGAGCTTGAAGGCATGAAGGTGGAACAACGTGCGGTTACGGATGCGGCTCGTATGGAGTTGCAGGAGCAAATTGCGGATGAGCGCAATGAGGTAAATCGTGAGCGCATTGATGTGCAACGTCAAGCCGTGGAGCAACGAGATGCCACTGAAAGCGGGTAGTTCTGATAAAGTTATCAGCGAAAACATAAAAACGGAAATGGCTGCGGGAAAACCGCAGAAGCAGGCTGTAGCCATTGCCTTAGATAAAGCGGGTCGAAGCAAGTATGCTAACGGTGGTTTTGTCAACAAACGGTTCAGCCCTATCGCTAGGCCGCAGAGGTTCGCTGGAGAGTTTTGATGTGCGTCCTCGTGTTCGTAGCACACGGACACATGTGGATAAACGGTTACGGAAGCTGGTTCTATAAAGCCTGTTACTATGACTGCGGGTCGAAACGCTTCGGATATTATGATAGGATCTATCGTGTAGATCCTGATTATTTGTGTCCTGTGAGGTTTCGAGTAGATGATTGATCCTATTACCGCCGTCGGTGTCGCCACCTCGGCATTCAACGCGATTAAGAAAGGCATCGCCGTCGGGCGTGACTTGCAGGATATGGGTGGGCAGCTTTCCCAGTGGGGTAAGGCGTTTTCTGATTTTAATTACGCGGAAGAAAAAAGTAAAAACCCTCCTTGGTATAAATTTAGCGGCAGTGACGAAGAAACGGCGTTACAAATCTTTGCCCATAGGAAAAAGATGGAAGAAATGCGTAAAGACATTAAGGCGTTTATTTCTTGGAATTACGGTCCGTCTGCATGGGAAGAGGTGTTGGCAATTGAGGCCAAGATGCGAAAGCAACGTAAAGAAGAGTTGTATCGCAAAGAAGAGCTAAAGAGAAAAATCATAGAATGGACCGTTGGTATATTAGCCGCAGCGGTTGGTATTGCTGTCATGGGTTTTATACTTTGGATGATTGGTAAGGGCCAAGGTCGATGGTAAATGCGACTGGTGCAAGCAGGTAGATTGCGGTGGATAGTATACGATGAGCGGGGAAAAATTGTGATTATAACACATCATCGTAGAATAGCGGAATGGGTAATCGAAAGGGGCGGCTGTGGCTGATGGTCTTACAGGTGTAGGTAATATGCCTTTTGATGTGGGCAGCGACATACACGTCCAAACGAGGGCGCGTGAGCGCATAGAAACGCATTTGGTAGAGCAAAGGGTGAAAAAAGAACATAGAGCCAATCACAGACACTTAGAGGCACTCCAGAAGCAAAGATTGGACTTATTGCAAAGTTATGATAGGTTTGGGACCAAGACCGAGGGGCCAAAGCCTCAAGGAACTAATGTAAACATAGAGGTGTAACATGGTTCAGTTAACAGCTAATGCTATTGACCAGTTGAAAATACTGCCACGCCTAGCCTTTCTATGTCAGATCATTTTGACTTGGAAGGTTTGTTTGTGGTTCATGACTTTGCCAGATCCCACAACACAACAGAGCGCGTTCGTATCGCTTGTCACTGCGATGCTTTCAGCGTCGTTCGCATTGTGGTTGGGCAAAGAAGCTAAGACAGATAGGAGCGCGTAATGTTACAAGCATTGATAGGACCCATCGGAAATCTTGCTTCTTCTTGGTTGCAGGGTAAAGCAGATGCAGCCAGCGCAGCAGCCAACCTCAAACTTGTAGAGGCGGAAGCGAAAGCAACCATAATGAAAAGTGCCGCTACGAGCGAAGCCGAGTGGGAAAAGCTGATGGCGGAAGGAACTCAAAATTCGTGGAAGGACGAATATTTAGTTCTGCTTTTCAGTATTCCTCTCATCCTTTCATTCTTGCCATTTGAATGGGCAAAGAAAGCAGTGACAGATGGTTTTGCTGCTTTGGAGCAGATGCCCCAGTGGTACAGCTATACGTTAGGTGTAATCGTAGCTAGTAGCTTCGCCGTAAGGTCAGCCACTAAATTTTTCGGTAAAAAATAATGGAAATGTGGCAATGGATCATGCTGTTTAGCGCAGTGAGCTTGAACACGATAGTTAACTGCTATCGTTTATACTTGGAGAAAAAACGATGGGATTCAAATTAAGTAGGCGTAGCCTTGATCGTCTTGAGGGTATCGACGATAGGTTACAAGAAGTTGTGAAAATGGCTATCACGCTCACGAATACCGATTTCGGTGTGGTGCAGGGGATGAGAACCATCGAACAACAGAAGGAGTTGGTTGCCAAAGGTGCCAGTAAAACAATGAAGTCTAAGCACCTTGAAGGTAAGGCATTCGACATTATGGCGTTCATAAATGGCAGGGCGAGTTGGGAACTTTCGCTTTATGATGACCTAGCCGATGCAATCAAAGAAGCGGCAACCACGCTTGGTGTTCCAATTTGTTGGGGCGCAGCATGGGGCACACCAGACATGCCGTATCCAATGGACATCCGTAAGTGGGATGGTACGATGGAAGAAGCAATGAATGCGTATATTGACTTGCGCAGGTCACAGGGACGTCGTCCATTTATCGATGGTCCTCATTTTGAACTTATAGGATAGGAGCACGACATGGCTAAAAAAGGACGCAACGCTAGACCAGCAAAAGCCTTGGAAGGGCTCCGCGAACGACAGTTGCGTGAAATGCCCACAGATATTGAAAACATCATATCTAAAGTTGTAGGCCAGGATAGTTACAACCCTACGGCGGACATGGAAGACAGCATTTTAGATAAGATCATGAATCGAATAGAGTTTAGGCAAGGCACACGACAAGGTCGCAATGTTGGTCGTGGCACGATGGAATTTTCTATGGGTGGTGATGTTCGATACAACTCTAACCGAGGGAAGACATTCTAATGCCTACAATTATGATAAGTATTATGCCAGATGGCATTCCAATAGATAAAATGCAGGACGGCGACGACGGTGGCCCAAGCTGCCCTATAGCGACACAAGACGCTGAAATTAACATGGAAGCACAAGAAATTGCTGTTATGGACGCTAACTACCGTGATCCATCAGAGGATGGCGGTTTTAAGCTGACAGAAGTCTGTGGTAATTGTGGTGCATACAACCAAACAGATGACATGTTGGCGTGTATTGGGGATGAGTCTGGTGATTTAGGGTACTGTCAAATGTACAAATTTATGTGTCAGTCAGATCATGTTTGTAATGATTGGGTGAAAGGTGGACCTATTACGTCTATCGCAGAAGACATGGAGCACGATATTCTTTAATGGACCTTGTTGCTTTCTCGACATATATGTATAAGCTACTACAAGAGCGCGAACAAGATATTGCAAGTGCTCTTGCACATGATGCTGCCAAAGATTGGGAGCAGTACAAACTCATGGTAGGTGAGATACGGGGCCTGACCTACGCTCGTGAGGAAATCAAAGCCCTGCTGGAGAAACACGCAGACGATGTCGAAGACCTTATATCTTCCTGAACATGTCGCGCAGAAAATGAATAAAGAAAAAGAAGCCGCGAAAGCGGAGTCTTCTTCCGTAGACAGCGCGTATGTAAACGCGCAGGATCGAGTTCTAGATCCTGCTCTTTTAGACAAACCTTTACTTGAACGTCTCCCGCAGCCGACAGGTTGGCGGGTTTTAGTTATGCCTTATCAAGGCGCATCTAAGACTCAGGGGGGTATATACATACCAGACGAGGTACGGGACCGAGAAGCGGTAGCAACGGTTGTTGCATACGTTTTGAGGATTGGACCTTTGGCGTATCAAGATCCAGACAAGTTTGGCAAGAAAGCCGAGCCTTGGTGTAAAGAGGGCCAGTGGGTATGCATTGGTCGGTATTCTGGTTCACGATTTAAAATCGACGGTGGAGAGGTTCGTATTATTAACGACGACGAGGTTATTGCTACGATCCATGAACCCGACGACATCAAGCAGGTTTAGGAGAAACTGATGGCGGAAGAACAAGAAGTCCTTGAGAACGAAGAAGAGGGCGTAGAAATTGAGGTAGATGCTCCTGAAGAGGAGACGAACGAAGAACAAGCGGCTGCTCCTTCTGGAGAAGCTGCGGAGTCTGATGATGACGAGCTCGATAGCTACAGTCAAAAGGTGCAAAGTCGCATCAAGAAACTGACGGAAAAATATCGTAAAGAAGAGCGTGATCGTGAAGAAGCTGTCCGTATGGCGCAACAGCTTAT